ACTTGGAGCGTGGCTATTTCACTGGCCCCGGCGATGAGGCTCTGCTTGAGAAATTCTTCGACCTCGCCAAGCCCTCGTCCGGTTTCCGCATGACCAAGCAGCAAATCGACCTTCTGCGCGAGAGCAGGAGTTGGACCGAGGGCGCACAAGCTCGGATTTATCACGCCCTTCATGGAACTTGGTTCTCGCCGCAACAGCGCCGCCAGATTGTCTCCACCATGGACGATATCGCCAACGCCAAGATTGCCTCGATGAGACAAAGCGGCGGTGCAGTACAGCCGGGGACCACAGCCAATGTCGAAATTAATTCCAAAGACCCGTTGGGTATCCTCCAGTGAGCGCCACCCCACTACCGATTGACCAGTTCGCGGCCAAAGTCCGCGCCAAATACCCCGGCGCTTATGACCATCTAAGTGACCAAGAAATCGTGCAGCGAGTAGTAACTAAGTATCCTCAGTACAAGGAACATATCGCCAGCTATGCGCCAACGCAATTTGAGAAGGAGCGCGGTGTCGGGGCCGAAGATGAGGACAACGACCGGGGGTTCTTCGGACAAGCTAGAGGAGCGCTGTCCGATATAGTCAAGGGAGCATTTACTCCCCCCGAGCATCCTATCCGCAGAGCATTACTGGCTGGATACGGCCCTATCCCCGAAATGACAATTGACGCATTTATCAGGGGTACAGCCGATTTACCCCGCGACTTGAATACTCTCCCATACCGTGTGTCTAGAGCGGTTTCAGCGTATTCCCCGGTTCCCGTTGACCCCGGAAGAATGGAGGAGGCATCCGAACATGCTGACCCCGCTGGAGTAATGGGGGCAGCTGTTGTTCCGGCAGCGATGGCAACCGCACCGCTTGTGGGTGAGGGGGCAGTAGAAGGGGGAAGGGCAGTAGGAAGATTCGCCGGACGCCACCCCGAGGCAACCGGGGCCGTAGGTGGGGCGGCAGTAGGCACTCCAATGGGCCATCCGTTCCTCGGGGCATACTTCGGAAGATTAGCAGCGAAATTGATGGAGGCCGACGAACCCGAGGCGTACCAACCATTCAGACCGCTCGGACGGAATGTGGCAATGGACCGCCCGCCCGAAGGCGGTGGAACTAGGGGGGGTGGTAGCGCTGGTGCTGGTGGTAGCAGCGCCTCCGCCGCCGCGTCGAGGGCTGACGTTGCCCGCGCCGCCGCACGTCGTTTGGCGCAGAGGACCGCAGAAGGCGAGGAGGGTATACCCACCAGTGTCGCGCGTCAGACGGGGCGGATGATAGCAACGCCAAGCGAAGCTCGGGCCGAAGAAGCCATGGGGAAGCTGGCAAAGAGGAAGGCCAGCGAGCGTGGAATGGCGTTCGCGGGCGGGCAAGTGCCAGCGGAAGGCAGGACAGTACCAAGATTACCGACCCGTGTGATGGAAGAGGAATGGCGGGGAACGAAGGCGAGGCCAAGGACATTGAAGGAAATTATTGAGGAGGGGGAGGGGGATGAAAATGAGAACGAGGAATAAATTTGCACCACTTGTGGCCATCGTATTAACTATCCTTCTCTGTCTCCCTATTCTCTTTCGTCCCTCCCCCGTCCGAGCTTCCACTACCACTCTCACTGGTACCATCGTTGACGCTCAAGGTTCCCCCGTCAATGGTACCCTTGTTCTCCAGTTGGCCGTCCCTGCTCAAGACCCCACTACCAATGTTCAGGTCTCCACCCGCCCCGTTTCTTGTTCCCTTATCAACGGTATTATCTCCAATTGCCCCCCCATCTTCGATTCCATGGTCCTCAACCCCTCCCCCGACTATTATACCGTCACCGCTTACGATACCGCTGGTACTCCCGTTCTCTACGGCAATTACGTCATAACTGGTGCCTCGTTCAATCTCGGTACCGCCATTCCCACTTCCATCACCACCAACAATATTTATTACGGCACCCCTGTCCTCGTTTCCGCCAACAACACTTTTACTGGCACCAATACTTTCACTCAACAGATTGTTTCCTCCTTGTCCACTGGTACTCCCCCGTTCTCTATTTCTTCCACCACCCTTGTCCCCAATTTGAACATTAACAATCTTAACGGTGTCATCGTGTCTGGTACCCCGGCTGCGGGTTATGGCTTGGTCGCTACTGGCCCCTCCGCCGCTACTTGGTCCGCATCCACTCTCTCCGGTTATACCGCCGAGTGCAACATCTCCGTTCCCGCCACCGTCGCTAACACTACTACCCCCACTAGCCTCCAAACCTGCCCCATTGCCGCCAATGAGTGGATTCCCAACCGTTCTATCTATCTCGACATCACTGGTCAGCTTAGCGATGCTGGCGCCCCCACCCTTACCATCAAGATTCTCATGGACGCTACCATAATCCAGCAGATTACCCCCACCCTTGCTGGCGGCATCAACCAAAACTGGTCGTTCCGGGGGGTACTAAGTTGTCAGTCTGCGGGCGTGTCCGGGAGCGTTACCGCATTCTTCGGCCAGTGGATTGCCACGGCCTCCGCTGGCGGTATATTCGAAGTTGTCCCTCCTTATTCCGTTACCCTTAACACCACCACCAGCCACACCTTTGCCGTTCAAGTCACTTGGGGCTTCGCCTCCGTCAGCAATACTATTACCCAGTACTCGACTTCCATTTATCGGGTAGGGGCGTAATTCCTCGTGAAGCTCCTCCTCCAACGCTTCCAATGCGATTCCACCGCCACCATTGGTAAGCTATACATTGACGGGGTATTCGAATGTTACACTTTGGAGCTTCCCGTCCGCGATGGCGCTCACGGTTCCGCTATCCTTCCCGGTATCTACGACGTCGTTCCCACCTACTCCCCCCATTTCAATCGCCAAATGCCACTTCTAATTGGCGTTCCGTTTCGCAGTGGAATTGAAATCCACTATGGGGGATTGCCACGCAATACTCTGGGGTGTATACTGGTGGGTGAGACGCATGGCGGGGCAGACGACTTTATTGGCCATACGGTGGATGAGTTCGAATCCCGCCTGTGGCCAAAGCTTCGCACCGCTTGGGGCACCGGGGATAAGGTTACCATTGAACTGCAACAGAATTGCGATGACGCGAGACCAGACGCGACCTAGGGGGCAATGAATGGGAGACGCGACTATCATCCATTGGCTTACCGGACACCTGATAGTGGTGTTCGTCGTGTTCTGGTGTATGCAGAATATTATCGGGTTCCTCCCAAGTCCCAAGTCCACCGACCCCGTGTGGAGGAAAGTAATACTGGGCGCTCTCCACTCCCTGTCCGCCAATTCCTCCCGCCTTATTGTCACTCTTCTGCCGGACAGTTGGCTGGCCAAGTTTCTCAAGAACGGGTCCAATCCCGGTCCTAATCCAAACAACCAAGGAGGAACACCATGAGTACATTGCGGTTTCTTTTCATCTGTCTGCTGGTGATTTGCTTTTGTTCTGCTCCGGGGCCATCAGCGTTCGCGCAGGTTCCGGTCTCGACGTCCGGGTTACCAGTACCCGCAGCCGCCGTACCAGCATCAAATCAGACGGTGACACCTGCCTCTACCGACACCCCCCCATCTCCTTTGTTCCATTTGGAGGCCGGGGTTGCGGCTACTTTTCTCAGCGGCGGCAAGGGCACCACGGCTACTTTAATCGATTCGTGGCTCCCTGTCAAGTCCCAATCCAAGCGTTTCCCCGAACTGGACATTATGTACCGCCAAATCATCGTCCCGGCGTACAATGGCCAGTCCTATCAAATGGGAATGTCCCCGCGATGGAACGTAGGACAGTTTACCAAATCCACTTCGTGGGGGGCCATTAACCCTCAGGACTTGACGTTGTATTTCAATGCGACATTCGGTTCGTGGCGAATGGATATCCCGGCCAGCGAAACCATGGCTGCCTCGCAGAGCGCCGCCAGTTTCGCTTTCGCTATCACTGGCGGGGTATCCTATAAGCTCCCCTCATCCATTGTCGGGGCCGCACCTTTATCTATTCGGGCCGAATACGGGGTGTTCCACGCCAACAAGCTAGGAACATTCGGTATCGGCTCTCTCAATGACCCCGCTGGAATACTGGGGGTAACGCTCAGGTTCTAGGCTCTATTGCCTCGGGGAGCGGCACCGAGAACCCCAGTACATCCATTATTACCGGGCGGAGACTCACTCCAATCGAGTGCTCCGCCCGTTCCATCAAATCCGCCAGAATTTTTGACGCCGAATACCTCGCCCACGCCACTCGCGGGTTGTTCCACAACCCCGGGGCCTCGTTCCAGAACATCAACTCCTCGATTTTGTCTGCCATCTTCACCACGACAAAAGCAGTCGGGCTGTACAGTGACTTATCATACCACGGACACAGGTCATTCTCCGCTACCCTCCGTCCCGCAATTTTTTGGCTTGCTGGCCATGGTATATCCCCCGTGTAGCATTCCGGTCCATCGTGGTCCAGTGCCCAGTGAACACTGTCCACCACCGCCCCAGTGTACGCTGCCAAATGCCGCGCAATCACCGCCACCCGGTACGAATGCTCCGCCACCGTCTGTATCCGGTGGGTGGGTGTCCCGTTCCACCTGTAGGTGTAGCTTAATCTCAGCAAGTCCCGCATCCTGCTGTCGCTCATCTTATTCCTCCTTTTGTTTTATTCCCGTCACCGTCAGTGTCTGGTACGTCTTTCTCTTCGTGGCCGCTTCAATAATCTCCGCGCCCACCCCCAGTTCCAGTAACTTCTTCTTGTCTATCGTCACGCTCGCTCCTTCCGTTACCGTTACCCTCCACTTCTCCGTCGTCACCGTTTTGTTTCCCGTCTGCGCTATTGCTTCCCCTAGTACCCCGTTCAAGTGCTTCACCGCCGATTCCGCCGCCTCCTTTTCCGCTACCCACTCCTGCCTTTCCTCCAGCTTTTTCAGCCATTCCTCGTCCAGCCCCGCCTCCTGATACGTCAATATTGGTTCCGCTCCCATCGTATCCTCCCTAGTCTTTTAGTAGTCCCCAGTTCTGCCCAAAGCTGTATTTCGACTTTATCGGCACGTCCAGCGGGGTTGTGTGGCACATCATGTCATGAATCATCGGTCCCGCCATTTCTTGATACCCGTCCTGAACTTCGAATATCAGTTCATCGTGTATTTGCAGTAGCGGTTCCACCTTCCCCCACAGATTTTCCTCTCCCAACCACTCCCATATCGCCGCCATCCCCTGTTTCAGTATCCCTTGTGCGCTCGCACTAATCTTGAAACTGTGACTTTGCCGTTCCGCTTCGGCTTTGACACTCGGTATGTCACTGTAAACTCCCGGCAGATACCTAATACGGCCCCACCTGTCTGTTGCAAAACCATGCCTCCTAACTTCTGCGCGACATCCCTCCATGTAGCTAGGGACTTCCCTATATATCTTGAACCATTCCCGGATGGCTTCTGCACATCGGTCAGTTCCCCATCCATCGGCTCCTGCCATAGCCATCTGGTCAGCGAGTCCAACCTCTGTAATTCCCGTGATAACGCCAAATCCAATTCTCTTTGCCGCGTACCTTTGGATGGTTGTGACATCTTCCGGCTTGATGCCGAATGTCCACGCCGCCGTCTGCCTGTGGATGTCAACTTTCCCCTCCTTGAATATCTTAATCATCGTCTCGTCTTGGGACTGGTGGGCCATCTCCCGCATCTCAATCTGGTCCAAGTCCCACGACCCCAACACATACCCCGGCTTAGTTATGAACCCCTCCCTAATTCTCTTGCCCAAGTCGGTGCGCACTGGGATACCGAGTAGGTTGGGTTCGGACATGGACAGCCGCCCGGAGCTAACCCTTGTCACTTTGAATTGCCCGTGGATGCGTCCGTCGTCACTCACCATCCGGGGCATTTTCTTACAGAAGTCATCCCTCATCGTCCCGAATTCCCGGTAGTCAATAATCATCGGTACTGCCGGGTGGGAACGTCGAAGTGCCTCCAGCACCTTGTCATTCGTACACCGTTTCCCCGTGGGTGTTTTCTTGGTGGATTTCAGTCTCAGCTTGTCGAACAGGAACCATGCCACTTGGTCCGGGGAATTGGGATTGAAGTCCGCCCCACAATGGTACTGGCTGTCAATCTCCTCTACCTTCTTCTCCATGTCCAGTGTCATTTCATCATACAGGTCGTAGAAGTGATTGGGATTGACCAACATCCCATTAGCCTGCATGCGCTCGAACATGGGAATTACCGCCATGTCCATTCGGTAGGCCCGCTCTAGCCCCATAGACAGGAGCGTGGGCCACAGCACCCCCGCGACTCTCAGCGTTGCGTCCGCGTCACGCGCTGCGTACCGGATGGCAACGTCGTGTGGCACGTCGTCCAGCGTCGCCTCAGGCATCGGGCCGATGGCTTGCTCGATTTTGTATGCCTCGTCTGGTAGGTTCTCCTTGATTTTCTCCCACCGGGCACGAATGTCAACCTTCGTGGACTTCTCACAATCCGACCAGACGCGCCTTATTCGTTGCTCGATTGTTTGTCTAGCCACAGCATGGCCTCCGCCAGCCACTTTAGCGCTTTCCTCTTACCTGCGTCCCCAATCACTTCTTTGTATTCCATCATGTCCATCCCACAATGACGCTTGGCCAATGCCTTCAATCCCTGTGGTTCCACCCCCAACAGGTACGCCATTACCATCGTGTCATCGAATGATTCGTATTCAGCGCCTAATGTTCTCAGCACCCCGATGTCATGCATGGCATTGTGTAGAATGATGTGCTTGAAATCGTGCCCCTCACAGGGGGCAGTAACAACCAGCCCAGTGCCAGTGTTACCAGACAAAGAAAAGCACCACGGGGATTTGCTCGACCCCTCGGTGTCAACCGCAACTGTGTCCGTGGTAGGAAAGCCCCTTCTTTGGGATTTAACCTCCGAATACATTGGTCTGGGGTGTTTGTCCACCGGGGGGTTCGGCTCTATCTTCCCCATCAGTAGTCCCCTCAGTCTTTCGAAGTCCCACCACGTCAGCGCTTGAGACTCTGTATTATGCAGACCAGCAGCGGGGTGAATGACAGGATGAACCACGAAATCACGAACAGCATGGGGGAGGCCGTGGACGACTTCCATATCCACGTCTCCAAGAAAATACCTTGTGCTCCAACGACCAAGGCTAACCACCACGCAGGGCCTAACTGCCACAATTTCTTGCTCAAGTATTCCCTTATCACGTTCGATATCCTCCTGTTTTGGGTCCCCGTTCTCCGGGATTTGATACTTGACCAGATTCGTGACGTAGCAATCGCCGCGAGTAATGCCGAGCCTGCATAGAGCCATCCGAATATATCGGTCAAGCTCAATGCCCGCCTTACCAATGAAGGGTCGGCCATGGGCATTCTCCTCATACCCCGGTCCCTCCCCGACGAACATCAGGTCACACGGGACTGGGCCTTCACCGGGGACAAACCTGCTACTCATGGTTGGTGTAATTCCCTCCACACCGCTTGTGCTATCATCTTCCCTATCCCTTCAATCCCCATCCAATCTTCCACCGTCGCGTCCACCATCTCCTTCACCGTCTTAAATCTGGCGCTCACCATCCCGCTTCTCGTCCACCCTATTCCTCCCAGTTGGGCTGCCATCTTCCGCACAATGTTCGGCCTGATGAGAATTGCTTGGTCGGGTCGAGTTTCATGGAGGGCAAGGTGAGAACGATGGCGTGCCCAATCTTTGGACCACCAACTATGAAGGTCCCCGATGAATCGGGCGGTCTCAATTCGATTTCTAGTTCTCCGCACGTGGAGGCCAGCACAACACTCCATGCTCGTGAGCCAATTAGTAAGTCCAGCGAAAGTATATGGGGGCCTACGCCCTCGCTCCCCGGCCTCGACAACTTTATTGCGTCCGCTTCTTTCAGATTGGAGAACCAGAAAGCCAGTATTAAATTGTACCGAGTAGTCACCCTCCACCACAAGCCACACATGGCCGTAGGTGGAGATAAGCCCAGGCAACTGATGACCAGCAAACCTACCATCATCCATGCAATTAAGTGCATCCCTCACCGCCTTTACTTCGACGCCTATCATTATCGGACCATCCGGCCCCTGTCCGAGGAATGCGGCATCTCCGAAGTCTAATTGTTCGTGCACACACTCCACCCCCCAGTGTCGGAGGTAGCCGAGTAGGTTGGCTGAGCCAACCCGTGGGTCAACGATAACCATCCCGTCCTATCCCATCCCCTTGCTACCACATGATTTCGTGGAAATGTTCCGACCGTGGCCCGGTGGTCACCGCCCGGATGGGGCATCCGATTTTTTTCTCTATGCGCTTCCGGTAGTTGTGTGCCCCCTGATGCTCAATCGATTCCTCGTACCACAGTTCCGGGAACACATAATTCAGGAACGTCAGCGCCACCCACGCCGGACGGTTGATTCGTACCGCCGTCCTCACGAAGTCTTCGTCGAATGCCGCCACGCGCCGCAGCTTGTGTGTGACTGTTGTGGTCTCGAAGAGCTTCATCAGTTCCCTCCGGTGCTCTTCTGTCACCCCGGCCAGTGCATCGCTCGGCAGGTTCTTCTTCGCCACCAACGGGTCGGTGTAAATATTGCTCTCCTCGCATTTGCGCAGACTTTTCACATACGCTGCAAGTGATGCGTCCGCAACCATCGGCGGCCTCCCGGCTGCCCGTAGTTTGGAATTGATGTCCATCGCTAGGTCCACCCAGTCCATCTCCCCCGGCATCGGACCCGAATTCCCCGCCACCCTTATCGGGTACGTTCGCGCCACCAGCACCGTTTCGTATTCCATTCCCGGTGCCAGCCCCGCTTCTGTAACCCACTGGGCCGCGATGGTTTGCTTGTGCGTGGTGAACGGGTATGGCCCGAGATACAGGTCGAGGAATGTCCCCTGTGTTCCCTCCAGCAGGATTCTCATCCCCATGTCGTATGCCCGGTGTAGTTCGTACACCGTGTCCCGGAATTGGAAGTCCGCGTTGTACTTCACCGTCTGGCACCAGTCCTTGAACAGCATCGTCCCATCCGCCCGCTTGATTCTGTCCACGATTGCTTCCGAGCACCCCTTCCCTGTCGCCCCGATTCTGTACTCCCGCCCGCTCTCCTTCGCTCTGGCGGTGTGGGTGTCCAAATGTAGCCCCGCCCGCCAGTCCACGATAACCGGGTTGCGTGCCCCCGCTTCCCGAATCGTTGAGATTTCAGCGGCGAGTATGGCGGGGTTTACGTACGCCCCCGGCCCGATTACGAGCGTTGTTCTTGGGTTTACCCACCCGGTCGGTAGCTGCTGCATCTTGTACGGTATTCCCTTGTGGTACACCGTGTGACCCGCGTTCACTGCCCCTGTCCGCACCGCGTAGTCCACTTCCCTCCTCTGGCACAGCGCCGCCGCCACCATTCCCTTTCCCTCGCTCCCCCACTGTGCTCCCTGCACAATCATAATCGGCTTGATGTTCATATACTCCTCTCCCCTTGTCGAGATTTTCCACCCAGTTGTACACTATTGCCGCCACCTGAATTAACTCCTTGCGGAGATGGCACTTACCCTCGGCCTCCGAAGGACTGAACGGGGGTCGGCGCGTGAGTTCGTTTACCGCCCTTGCTACCTCTCCTACCTCCTCGGTTAGGATGGTGTTGGCTTGGTCTGGGTCGGATGGTAGAGGCCCGTGCTCCCGGTTTGCTCTTGCCGCCTCTTCCATTATTTCTAGGCTTATTCCCATAGTACCCCATCCTTTCTTCCCACACCAGCTTAGCCCACCCTGCGATTTTCACAAGGTCTTCCGGTATCCCTTTCCTGTGGTACCGTATCACCTTGTAAATTATCTCCCCCAAGGGGTGCGGCAATTCCCGGCACAACTTCCACAGTTGTCCGTACCCCCCGTCGTACCCCTTGCTCCTGCTCTTTCGTTCCAGTATGGCCTTTACTTCCCGGTCGAATTCATCCATTTCTGTGTCTTCCCCCGTTCTCCCTCCCCCGATTGATGTGCTGCCTCGCTTTCGCTTCTTCTATCTCCCTCTTCCTCCTTTCCCGGCACGGGCGGCATCTCTTCGGCTCTACGAATCCCTTCTCTTCGTAGTACCTCTGCTCGCCCACCGAGAATTCGAACCCCTCCCCGCAGTCCACGCACTTGATGATTTTCATCGTCATGCCTGCTGTACCTCCACTTCTCCGAAGATGTACTGCCGGACAGTCTCGAAGTTGCAGTCCGTCCCGGTGAACGTCAGCCCCTCAACGCTCGGGTTGTGGCGGCAATCCACGATTGTCGCGTTGAACTTGTCCGGCACTGGCTTGGTCGGGTCTTTCCAGCAGGATATGTTGGCTTGTACTAGGAACCCGGTGTCCGCGAACCCGGCCCTCAATTTCCTCCCGGTTCTCTTGTCGTCCACGTATTCGTCCTTCACCTTGTGCAGCAGGATGAGATTGGAGACTTCTTGGTCGAACGCCATCCGGATGAAGTTGCGGTATTTGGCGTTCACCGACCCGTAATGGTGCGGCTTGATGTGGTCCATCTTGCCGAACTCCGCGATTCTCAGCAGTTCCCAGACCTCGGTGGCGTTGTCCACAATCGCGGTTGCCGCTCGCCCCAATATGAATTGGTACGCCTGCATCAGAGCGGTGACCAGCTTTCCGGCCTCGTCGGATGCCGCCTCCCGGCTAAGCTTCATCAGGTCCTGAATCCTGAAATCGATGTTCTTCACCCAGATTTCCTTGTCGTTCTGGAACTTCTGCACCACCCCGTCCAGTCCGATGTCCGTGTTGATTATCCCAATTGGTCCCGGCGCGGTAAGCGCGAAATTGCTCTTCCCGCTCTTTTCTGGCCCGTCCACCGCCATTACTATCCTTCGGCTTGTGGGCTGGTCCGCTCTCACGAATCCTGCCACTTCATACGGCGATTTTACTGGAGACATTGTATCCATCCTTTTCTTGATGCGTGATTGTACAGCATTTTCCAGTTGTCCTTCAACTCCTCCGTCTTGAATCCGGCCTTCCACATTCTAATCTGTGGCCCACTGTCCCGGTAGTCCCCGTTTACGAAGAATGCCACCAGTGTCGCATCGTTCGTCCCCAACATCCAGCAGTATGCTTTGATTTGCACCCACCAGTGCCAGAAGTCCGTCTCAATCGGGCGGCGGCTGGACCTCCACGTTGCCTTGAATTCTATTACCGCCTCGTCCTTCGTGTCCACCCAGTCCGGTGTCCCGATTATCCCGTCTCTCTCAATCTCCCCCGCCCTCACGTACCTTTTCATATCCCCCCACAGCCCTCCTTCCATCTCCAGCATCGCCATCCTTACTAGTTCCTCCCACACCCACCCAATCGCCGCATAATTCCCCATGCGTCGCTTCTCTTCGGGCGTCAATTCCATCTCCGGTCGCCGTTGCCCCGGTATGATTGCCCTATTCAGGATGTCGCGGATTATTTCGGAGACGTGGATTCCGTGTGAGCGTGGGGGGAGTCCCACAGGCTTGAACTGCATATCACGGGTATCGAGTTCGACAAGGAGCATTGGAATAGGTTAGAATGGGGCCGGGCGGCTCGGGTCCTCGACCTTCACCGCCCCCTCTCTGGTTAGGCCCCAACTCGGTGTTAGGCCGAAGTGATGTTGGTGCCGTCGAATCCCCACCCGGCCTGCAGGAGCAGGAAATCGGAGTTGTTGAGGAGGGCGAGAATTTCCGCCCGGTGCGGATGATTGGCGAGAATTTTCAGGGTCTTCATCGCGATGCGGTTCACGGGAATGGTGCCGTTGTTGGCTTCGAGGGCCGCGACCAGTACCTCCGCCGCTTCCTCGCTGTAATCGGCTCCAGCTTCCGGCGCGTTCGGGGGCGGTGGCGGTGGAGCAGTGGCGGGTGCGGGTGCGGGTGCGGGTGCGGGCCTCGGTGTCGCGGGCTTCGCTGGCATCGTCGCTACCTTGTGCCCCCCCGTCTGTCCCTCCCACGGCAGGCGATTGATTTTCGTCACCACCAGCACCGTATTGTCCCTCTCCCCTTCCGCCTTGGGCTTGAAATTCGCCCCCTTCCTTTCCGGCTGCTTGATGCGATTCACGTGCACTTCCGTCCCTTCGAACACCACCACCGACTCCCCGATTTTGTCCTCCGGGAATCCCTGCTGCACGAACGACTTCAGGAACAGGGCCGAGTTGGTGTTCTCGTTGAGGCCGCGCGCATTCCCCACCGCCACGACCCCCTTGCCGTCTGCCGATGGCTGGAACTTGCTCAGGTCCCCCGCCGAGAAGTACTGCATGTCCGTCTTAATCTCGCCATTCTCGTCGTGCTCCAATTCGGCGCACAACGCGAGGCATGGCGTCTGAATCTTGCCGTTGTAATCCCACGGGCACCACGTGAGGGATTTGACGAGGACATCCGCGTCGTCGAGCAATCCGCCCTGTTGCTGGTCGGATGGCTTCAAGCTCAGCATCTTTCCTCCGCCTGCCTGTCCTGCCATCGAAGGTGCCGCCGATGGTGCCGCCGCCACCCCCCGTGTTCCCGGTGCTGGTGTTGCCACTCTTCCAACTGGCATGGTTTTGTGTTCTCCTTGTGTTGAATTCAACGTGTGGGCTAGCCGCCCCAATCACGACTATTGTACCACACCCGTTGTCCAGCCGTCAACCCCCGCCAAATGTCCGCGTGATAGCAATTTTGTCGCTCGTTCGACACGCCTGTGTAAACCAATTCGGCAGGAACGCCCTATATTTGTTTCTGAACCATCCCCAGTTGTCGTCCACTATCACCGTTACGCACCAGTCGTTTGCCGATCTCACTCCCCGGCCCGCCATTTGCACCAACTGTTGTGCCGCCACGTACGCGAAGTAGTCCGGGTCTCTCTTCTGTCTTGCCTCCATCACTTTGTTTCGACTGTCAGGGAACGGCATCTTTCCGATAATTTGGTATCGGCACTGGTCTCCGGGGAAATCAAATCCTGTCCCGACTGATGGGCTGACAAGCACCGCTGGTAATCGGCTATTTCGATATTCCTCAACCGCGCTGCGCATGCCGCCTGAGTCATGGTATATTGCCCGCACTGGACCAAAATCGGCGTAATCTTTGAGATATTTGGCGCGAGAATAGGATACCGTATGGATGATTCCCTTGAATGCACTGTTGGCCCGTACGATGGACCCAATTTTTGCGGCCCATACTCGCGCTGAACCTCTGTCCATATCCCAACGGACACGGACAGTAGGACTCCAAATAAAGGGACGATTCTCGATGGGAAACGACGATGGGTATTCATGGAAATCGTACTCCTCTGGCCGTAGAGACAGGAGTTCCATAGTCTTCGGCCTAATGGTAGCGGACGTGAGAACGATTTTGCTGATGTCATGGAACAAAGCCGATTCCGCGTACTCCCCCGGCCATACCGGGTCGAATTTCACCACCTTCCTTCCGAATCTGTCCCTCGTTACTTCGTGTACCCATTCTCCCCTTATATTTGATATCACCATCAGTCT